TTCTATTTTAAATAATAGACATAATATTAAGATCTTCGATAATCCTATATCATATAATCTAGCAGGTAAACAAGTAGGTTTTTGTCCTTGGGGTACCTCAATTGATGACGTACCAACAGATTGTGAATTAATAGTCGGGCACTTTGAGCTAGAAAACTTTAATTTTAATAACCATAAGGTGTGTGAAGAGGGTATGAAATCTTCTGACATACTTAAAAAATCGAAATTAATTTTTACAGGTCACTTTCATAAAAGACAACAGCGTAAATTTGATAATGGAACTATTATATACGCTGGTAATCCGTTTGAGATGGATTTTAATGATATTAACGATCAGAAAGGTTACTATATATTAGACTTTGAATCGGAAAATATTACCTATGATTTTTTTGAGAATAATATTACCCCGATACATGTTAAAGTTAATCTAACAGATTTAGAAACTCTTAAACCGATAGCTAAAAAAAGAGGTTGGTCCAATCTATCAATTAAAGTTATAATTGATAAAGATATAAAAATTAATCTTTTAGATAAAATTATTAGTTCAATAAATTTTGAAGGACCGTTTTCTCTTACTACTGATTACCTACATCAGTTTAGTATTGGAGATAATATAAACATATCTAATGATTTAGGAGATTTGAATATAAAACAATGTATGGTAGAATATATTGATTCTCTTGATATTGATAATAAACTAGAAGTTACAAAAAGAACTATAGGATTTTATAATCAGTTCGTATGAAGTACGTAAATTTTGATACTATAAAAATAAAAAACTTTCTCTCTATCGGTAATGAAGAAGTAGAGATAGATTTTAAGCACGGTCTTAATATCATTACTGGTATTAATAAAGATAAACAAGATCGTAGAAACGGTGTAGGTAAATCTACAGTAGCTGATGCTATACACTTTGCTATTTTTGGAGAGACTATTAGAGAGCTATCAAAAGACTTTATTGTTAATGCTATAAACAAAAAGAATACTGTTGTTCAGCTTAATTTTAGTGTTAACGAAAATAATAATATAAAGAAATATAAAATCGTACGCAAACTAAAACCTACGAAATGTTATTTGCTTGTTGATGATGTTGATCTTACCGAGAGTACTATACCTAACACAAACAAAAAGATTAAAAAAATTGTTTCTGGTTCTCCTGAGGTATTTCAGAATTGTGTTATTATGTCTCTCAATACAACTTTACCTTTTATGGCGCAGCGTAAAGTAGAGAAGCGTAAATTTATCGAAGGTATTCTTAATCTAGAAATATTTTCTGAAATGCTTAATAAAGCCCGGGCTGAATATAATGAAGTACAAAAAAAATATGAACACGCTCACAAAGACTTTGATCACTCAAACAATATTCTAACTCTATTAAGCGATCAAAAAGAAAATATAGTAGCCTCTGTTGTTGAGCAGAAGAAAAAAATTATTGAACGAGTAAAGATAATTGAGAGAGAGATAACAGATAATAAAAACAAAATTAAATCTATTGATAAAGATCTTGTTGAAAGAACACGAGAGAAAATTATTCAAATAAATGAAAAACTTGAAGATATTTCTCTTAAAATATCTAACATTAAAACTAATGTCACTCGACATGATACAGAAATTAAGTTTTACGAAGAGCAAGTAAAGAAGATAGGTACTAATAGTGATGTATGTCCTACATGCTTACATAATATAACAAGTAATGATAGAGAACATATTCACAATGAGAAAGATAAAATTTCTAAAGATATTTCTAACAGAAGAGAAGATATTATAAGTCTTACAAATCAAGAGAGTAGTTTAAAAGAACTCAAAAGAAAGAATTTAGATGTAAAAGATAAGATTAATGATTATATTGCTAACGTTAAAAATACTGCAAACAATAATAAGCTTGCTAAGTCGTATATTAAAAATTTAAACAACGATCTTGAGTCTAATAATAACAACCTTAAGGCTTTAGAAGAAAAAGAAACAAGTGTAGAGGTTCAAGATCTTGAGTCTAAAATTAAAAATAAACTCCTAGAGGTTGAAGAATTAGAAAATAATACAAATAATATACACAGAGATTTAGAAACCTTAAATGTTGTAAAATATATTCTATCAGAAGAAGGCGTTAAATCATTCATTGTTAAAAAAATACTAGATGTATTAAACAATAGACTAGCTTATTACCTTCAAAAAATGGATGCAAATTGTATGTGCTCGTTTAATGAATTTTTTGAAGAGAATATTATTAATGAAAAGGGAGAAATATGCTCTTACTTTAATTTTTCTGGAGCAGAGCGTAAAAATATTGACCTAGCGATACTATTTACCTTTATGGATATGCGCCGACTTCAAGGTGATGTAGCTTATAATGTAGTTATATTTGATGAGTTGTTAGATAGTTCTCTAGACGAAAAAGGGGTAGAGTTAGTTCTTAGCCTACTCAATGAAAGAGTTGATACATACAAAGAAAATATCTATATTATCTCTCATCGTAAAGAGTCTGCAAAAGCGGCAACTGGAGAAGTTATAACGTTACAAAAACAAAATGGTATAACTACGAGAGTGGATTTTATAGAAGAACTTTAATAAATTTATATAATGATTACGCCGTTTGGAGTCCGACCAACACCATTACCTTTTGCTGCAGCACCGACAGTAAACCCGATGCTAAATGTACCACGATTAACCCCGGTACAACCAAAACAGCAACCCGGTCATGAGCTGCCAGACCTCCCTCGCGCGTTAAATTTTTATGCTGATTATTCTGGGTGTGGTCATTGGAGAATGATTTGGCCTGAAAAACTTCTTAACTGTTACGGTAAAGCTAATATACAAGGCGGTACGGTAATGATTGGAGATAAAAATTTCTATAAGGGTTTAACTACAATCCGGATTCAGAGACAAGCCACAGAACAGCAATTAAATTTTATTAAGTGGCTCAAAACTGTACAAGAAGAAGCTAAATTTAATATTATATATGAAATTGATGATTTAATTTTTAAAGAAGATATCCCGGATTATAATAAATTCAAATTTGCATTCGAAGATCCAAATATCAGAAGAACAAGTATGGAGATCATGCAACTTTGTGACGAAATTACAGTTACAAACAAGTTCATGAAAGATTACTATACAGAGAAAACTGGTAATCAAAATATAACAGTAATACCTAATTTTATTCCAAAGTTTTGGATGGATAGGTTTTCTGATTTAACTACAATTAAAGAGAATTTCCAGAAATATAGTAAAAAACCACGAGTTGTTTATTGTGGTAGCGGTGCTCATTTTGATATTGATAATAGAATAAAACAAAAAGACGATTTCTATCATGTAAATGATGTAATTCGCAAAACTGTAGATAAGTTTCAATGGGTATTTGTCGGTGGTTTTCCATTATCGTTAAGAGATTTAATAAAGGCTGGAAAAATTGAATTCCACGAATGGACGAACCTTGTAGATTATCCTAGTGCAATCAGCAAATTAAACGCTACATTGTTTTATGCTCCTTTAGAAGATAGTAATTTCAATAAAGCAAAGAGTGATCTTAAATTTATTGAGGCTTGTGCTTTTGGTATACCTAGTATAATGCAAGATCTTTGCACGTATGAAAGCGCATTCCATAAATTTAAGACCGGAGATGAACTAATCTCTAAGATTGAAGCTCTAACTAGTGATCATAAGAGATATGTTAAAGAGTCAAAGCGCGCTAGAGAATATATGAAAAGGCGATGGATGGAAACCAATATCGATGAGTATAAAGAGTTATATTCTTTCCCGTATGCAGATGATAGACGCAAATTAATCAACCTCCGCAACGGAATCAGTTGATAAACTTCCTGTTTTTTCCTATACTATAAGAAGTGTATAGGAACTTAGCTTACATACCGAATCAACGTGTCATGCGGCTTTATACCTGGGATGAAGAAGGTAACCGTATTGAGACTGATTGTCCGTATCGTCCCTATTTTTATAGTGAGACAAACAATAACAAACCCGATGGGATTTCTCTCTATGGTACGAAGTTACGAAAGCATTTCGCGACTAGTGAGTTAGATCGTCGTAAAAAGATTGAAGATCTTAATGATCATAGAATCTTTGAAAATATCTCTCCTTATCAACAATTCCTAGTAGATAGATTCTGGCAAGTAAACGAGACAGATGAGTTTCAACAATTTCCATTAAAGGTGTGGTTTTTTGATATAGAAACATATTCCCCAGACGAATTCCCGAAACCAGAAGAAGCTAGTCACATGATTAATGTAATTACTGTTTATGATACTGCTCATAAACACTATTATACTTGGGGCATTAATCCATATACTCCAAAATCAGAAGATATAACTTATTTTCATTGCAAATCAGAAGGAGAGCTCTTACAGCGGTTTTTAGATTTTTATTGTGAAGATAGACCAGATATTTTATCAGGCTGGAATAGTGAAATATTTGATATACCTTACGTAATTAATCGTGTAAGAAATCTTCTTGGAGAGGAGGCGACGAGATTATTTTCTCCAGTACATAATGAGATTATGAAGCCTATTTACCAAAGAGTATATCGTGGTAATTTCGGTCAACAAACTTCAAAATATGTAGTAGAAGGTGTTTCTATGCTAGATTATCTTGATGTGTATAAGACCTTCAGCATGGGTATGAGAGATAGTTATAAGTTAGACAATATAGCTTATATAGAACTTGGAGAGAACAAGGTAGATATAGGAGAAACTAACCTAGCAGAGCTATCTATTAAAGATTGGGACAAGTTTGTGGATTATAATATTCACGATGTTCGGTTACTTGTACGCTTAGAAGCTAAACTCATGTATATGGATTTAGCTAGGATGTTGTCGTATATTGGTCTCACACCTTTTAATGCTGCTTTAGGTACAATTAGTACTGTTAACGGAAGAGCAATAGTTGAAGCTCGGAAACAAGATCCGCCGAGAGTTATACCTACGTTCGTGAAGGGAGATGATAGAACAGAAAAGTATGAGGGGGCGTATGTAGGAGAACCGCAACGAGGCTTTCAAGATAATGTAATATCATTTGATGCGAACTCTCTATACCCTAGCGTGATGGTAACTCTTAACTTGAGCCCGGAAACAAAGGTAGGTAGTATTGTAGGTAGAGATAACGGTAAGATATATATTAAGACTGTAAACAATAAAGATATTGAGATGTCTTATGCAGACTTTAGCAGGTGGTGTGAGAAGAATGAAATATGCGTTACTAGAGCTTCTAAATTATTCTCCCAAAAAACTAAAGGTATATTTCCTCGCATTACAGATCATTTTTATGATATACGAAAAGGTAAGAAAGCCGAATGGACTACTGAACGAGAAAAACTCCATAAATTAGAAATTAAATTAAAGCAATATACCTCTCAAGAAGAGAAGAACTTTCTTGAGAAAGAAATCAAAAAAACTCAATATAAAATTGATCAGTTATGGATTTGGCAATTTACTTTAAAAATTCTTATTAACCGTATTTATGGTTACTTTGGTAATAAAATATCTCAAATGGGAGACGGTGACATTGCTCGTTCAATTACCTTAACTGGTCGGGATGTAATTAAACAGAGTAATATTATTTTACGTAATTATATTAAGAAACGAACTGGTCTTTCTGATAAGGATTTAGAAAGACGAGACCCTATTGTATATAACGATACAGATAGTTCCTATTGTACTATAACGCAATTATTAGAATATATGAAAATACCTCTTCATACTAATAATGTAGTAACACCTGAGGTACTAGATCTAGTACAAGATATAGAAGACGACTTAAATGAGAATATTGAAAAATGGGCTCGCGACACCTTATTAACTAAAGATCCTAGGTTTGTTTTTAAGAGAGAGTCTATTTGTGATAGAGGTTATTTCTTACAGAAGAAAAGATACGTACTTCATAAGCTTGATGATGAGGGTGTTGCTTGTAATAAGTTTAAGTATACTGGGGTAGAAGTAGTTAGAACTACAATGCCTAATGCTATCAAACCATATGTAAAAAAGATTATTGAGCATATGATTATGACAGAAGACAGAGCATCTACTAACGAGATGTTTGAAGAGACATATGACATATTTAAATCCCTACCTATTAACGATATTGCTTTTGTTATGGGCATCAAAGAATACGAAAAGTATAGTATATATGCTAAGGATTGGCAGGTTAAAAAAGGTACCCCTATACATGTTAAATCTGCTATATATTATAATAAACTACTAGAGCATTACGGTATATCTAGTAAGAACGAACCTATTTCATCAGGGGATAAAATTAGATATTTTTACACAATGACCCCGAACAAGTTTGGTTTAAATTCCCTAGGCTTTAAGTATGGTTTGCCTGATGAATTTAATAAAGATTTTAAAATAGACTACGAAAAAATGTTCGAAAAGATCGTGTTTAGTGTAATAGATAGATTCTATATTAATGCAGGTTGGAAGTCGTTTAAACCAGGTGAAGCATTAAACACAGATTTATTTGATTTCTTTAAAGTAGAAGTTGCAAATTAATTTTTACATAGTATAATACTCACATGGATATAATTACATACGTTGATACGATTGGTAGGACGTGTTTCGGGGAAGTTGTCGAAAAGACAACCGAACACGTAAAGGTCAAAGCTCCAGCGATGATCATGGTTACACCTAACGACCCTAATAATATGAAGGTAGATGTTATGCCTTTATTCTTTACAGAGTTTTCTGAGGGCGCACAACCGGTCTTTATTTATAAAGCAGGTCAGTACATTGAAATTGAAGTTGATATTTCAGATAAAATCCTGAAACACTATAGTGCTAAGATTAACACAAACGGTGAAGCAAACCCAGAGCCAGTTGTAGAGAAATTAGGAGAAAAGGTCCCAGAAGTAACCCTATTTGAAGATTAATATATGTCTAGTCTCGTTGATAAAGCATTTGCTAAACTGCAAAAACTAAACAATAACGCCACAACGTTAGAAAAAAATACCCTCAGTAATGTTACTGATTGGATTGATACTGGTTGTTTAGTGTTAAACTCTATTATTTCGGGTTCTCTATATGGCGGGGTACCTAAAGGTAGAATTACTATTTTTGCAGGAGAGTCGGGTTGTGGTAAGACTTTTATCTTGAATAAGATCTTAGCGCATGCACAACGAAAAGGCATGGTACCTGTTATCTTTGATACAGAGGTAGCAGTAGAAAACGAGGGAGCTGAAAATGTCGGTTTAGATACATCTAATGTAAAATACGTACCTGTAGATACAGTAGAAAGTTGTCGAAATCAGATTATGACATTTTTAGATGAAGTAGAAAAAGAACCGGAACTACATGGTAAGTTTATTATTTCTATTGATTCCCTCGGTAATTTAGCATCAGAGAAAGAAATAAATGATGCTGGTGCTAATAAAGGCGCCATGGACATGGGTCTCAGAGCCAAGCAGCTCAAATCCATGATGCGTATAATTACATATAAAGCAGCAGTTACAGGTACAACTGTAATTGCTAGTAATCATACGTACGCTGACCCTGGTGCACTCCATCCTACCTTAGTTAAGCAACAAGCTGGTGGGTCTGGTCCTGTGTACATGGCGTCTATCTTAGTACAAATGGCAGCAAAAAAAGAGAGAACTGATGCTGGTAATACGAACGACGAAGCTCTTACTGAAAGTCGTAACTATTCCGGCGTTACTCTTCGTATGCTAACTGTAAAAAATAGGTTTATTCCTGCCTTCTTGCAAGGGGAAGCCTATCTCAACTTTAAGACTGGATTAGAGAAATATTCAGGACTTAAAGATATTGCTGTATCTCATGGAATTATACAGCAAAATGGTTCTACGTATAGTATGGGAGATAAAAAGCTAGGTTATTATAAGAATTGGCGCAATGATGAAGAAACGTGGAATTCTGTGTTACCTAAGTTAGAATCTTCTATAAGTGAGAAGTACCGGTATGGTAAGTCTCTTAATGAAGTAGCTATATTAGAACAAGAAGATGAGTAAAGCAGTAGTACCTATATCAGGGGGTTTAGATAGTTCAGTAATTTTAAGTTTAGCGGCAAGCGTTCATGAAGAAGTTTACGCACTAACTTATAATTACGGACAAAAGCATAATAAAGAAATATTATATGCAGGTCTTCAAATTGATGAATATAATAATATTGAAGAGCATAAAATTATTGATATAAGTTTCTTTAAGGATATAGCGCCAACCTCTTCTCTTACTAACGACAATATTAAAGTAGCTCACGCCCGTGATGTGCTTGGAGACGCTCAAACAGTAAATTATGTACCATTTCGGAATATGATGATGTTATCAATTGCATGTTCGTACGCCGAAGCTGTTGGAGCTGATACAGTATATCACGGGTCTGCTTTAGTAGATAGCCAAGCTGGTTATTGGGATGGTAGTAAAGAGTTCCTCGCAGAGATAAACAACGTTGCTGCTTTAAATAGAAAAAATAAAATTAAAATAGAAGCTCCGTTAATTAAACTATCTAAAAAAGAAATTATTAATATAGGTATTACTAATGGTGTTAAATTTGAAAATACCTGGACGTGTTACGAGGGAGAAGATAAAGCATGCGGTTACTGTACTGCTTGTAGCTCTCGTATACAGGGATTTTTACAAAATAAACTTATTGACCCAGTAGAGTATAAACGAGAAGATATTCCATGGGTAAGAATAGTTGATTTAGATATGAAAAACTCTTAACATTTATAATTATGTGCGGTATTTTTGGATCAAATAATATAGAAGAATTTAGAGAGCTTTGTGCGAAGAACACAGAGCGAGGTAATTTTGTACGTAGTATTACACAATTATTTCCACAAGGTTTACAGAGTGGTACCTTAGTAAAAACTACCCACGTAACTGATTTTAATAAACCGATAATAGAGAGTCCGTTTTGTATCTATTATCTTGGTCATGTTCAATCTCCAACGTCAGAGGTAAGGGAGTTTGATGAAGAGACTTCTCATCCGTTTACTCTAAATGAAAGGTATTTAGCGCACAATGGGGTACTTGGTAATGATAGAGAATTAATTAAAGAACATAAATTAGATAATTGTAGTAATGTAGATAGCAGTGTAATTCTACCGTTGATGGAAACGATAGGATTTAAAAGGGCTTTAGAAACTCTAGAGGGTACATTTGCTTGTTGGTATTATGACGCAAAAAATGGTAGTTTACGTATTTTCAGATCCGGGAGTACATTACATCATTATAGAGGTAATTTTACATCTACAGCTATACCGGATTATAAATATATAGACGAGGGTAATATATTAGAATATAACTTTACAAACAATAATTTTAATGAAATAGATAAGTTTAAACTAAATTCTACTCCGTTTTTTTTATGAAAACCTTAATAGTAACTGCTACAAAGCATACTGCGAGTGATTTCAAGAATACTAGACTATCAAAAAGTTTAGCCCTCCATCGAGAAAAACAATCTATAGTTTCATATACCTTAAAACCTACATATGAAAATAAAGAAGGGTTGTGCTCAGTATACAATCGATACATTACTAAAGATAATTTAAAAAAATACGATTGTATTTTATTTGTACATGATGATCTACATATAGATAGCGTTAACTTTCTCACGTGTATACGAGAGCAGTTTAAACTAGGTTATGACGTAGTTGGTCTGGCGGGAGGAAGTAAGCTCCAAGTTAAGAAACCATGTCTATGGCATCTTATGTGTAAACCAGAATCATTGTCTGGAATAGTTGCCCATTATAAAAATAAAACAGAATATTATCAAACATTATTCGGACCAACCCCTCGTGAAGTAGTACTACTAGATGGTTTATTTTTAGCTGTCAAAACAAAATCTTTAGCTTTACACCAAGTACGGTTTGATGAAAAAATAAAAGGATTTCATCATTATGATCTTAAATTTTGTTTTGACTGTCACGTAGCTGGTATGAAATTGACTACCGCGCCAATACAAGTTATTCACGACTCCCCGGGTTTAACTAACTACACAGAAGAATTTGCATTATCAGAGGATTACCTATATAATACCCTCACGACATATGCTAACAAGCGAAAGTAACTACCTCGATATAGATCTTGATTATTTAGAGCGTATTGTCTTTAAGAACTGTCTTGAAGATGAAATATACTTAAACTCTATAATTGATAATCTGAACTATAAGTTTTTTAAGAATAAAGACTTTCAGCAGATTATAAAAATAATTCAAGCACTGTATAAGAAAAATAAGAGAAGACCTTCTAGAACAGAACTAGAATTATATCTTAATACTGATCAATTAAAAGAGCATTATGAAAAAACTAAAGTTATAACTAATGATATTAACTCTGATTTAAATGACGAACAGTTATTTTTATATACAGAAAAATTTCTCCAAGAACAAGCTGTATTTAATACATTCTTAGAAATTGTTGATAGTAAAGAACGAGATGTAAAAACTATTCATGAGAAATTTAATAAAGCTTGTAACATATCTATTAATAGTAATATTGGTCACGATTATTTCGAAGATATAGAACAACATATTAGTGACCTAACTACTAGACAAACTACTATTAAGACTGGGTGGGACTGGTTAGATGAAAGGCTAGATGGTGGTTTCTTAGAAGATGGTAGGTCGATGTATATATTTGCTGGACCGACAAACGTAGGTAAGTCGATTTTTCTTAGTAATGTTGCAACTAACGCAGCTGAAGCTGGTAAAAAAGTACTCGTCGTGTCCTTAGAAATGTCAGAGATGATTTATAGTAAACGTATTACATCAAAGCTTACAGGGCTTCCAATTAATAGATTACAAGATCATGTTGAAACTTTAAAGGAAAAGGTTAATACATTTAAATCTTTGCATCCCGATAGTAAAATGTTAATTAAAGAGTTCCCACCTAACTCTATTACACCACCGCAACTTGAAGGGTATATTAAAAAACTTACCAATAAAGGATTTAAGCCCGATATTATCGTATTAGATTATCTAAACCTTATGGGGGCGACATATGGTAATAACTCATATGAACGTATTAAAAATATATCAGAACAGGTGAGAGCAATGTCTTATACATTTGAATGCCCTATTATATCTGCTACTCAGGTAAACCGTACTGGCTATGGTAACAATAATGATGCTGGTGGGCCTGGCTTGGAGTCGATAGGAGAGAGTTATGGTTTAGGAGCTACCGCTGATGCTATAGTTAGTATTTGGCGAACTGAGCAAGACGAAGAAGATAATGCGTTACATATAGGTATTATTAAAAATAGGTTTGGAGCTAATACTGGATCAACTCGTATGAGTATTGACTATACAACTTTAACTCTTGAAGAAAATAATGACTTAAATGTAAACGATGAGATTAACGCTGCGGAAAACGACGCTGTACAATTCGGTAGACAGGTGTAAATACTAATAATGCAGGTAAAAAGAGACAAACCTAAAATATACGAACGGAACCCAGATACCGGGATTGTTCGGTGGAGGTATGTAAGTGAAACTGCTCATGATTACTGCTGGCCTCATTATGGTAATATTCTAGAAAAAAAGAAAGATGGTAATGAGTGAAGAAATAGTCTTTACCGATATGGATCTAGATGGTGCTTGTAGTTATCTAGTACATAGTTGGTCTCAACAAAAAAAACCAAAAGTCAAAACGCTTAAGGTTAGTAATATTCGCGAAAAGTTTTTAAGCTGGTTAAACCATAATAAGCTTGAAGATTATAAACGAGTATATTTTTTCGATTTAGACACTACTGAGATCCACGACCTTATTGATAAAAAGAATGTGTGTGTTTTTGATCACCATAAAACCCATAACGCAAATATATATAAAACTGCAGAGTATTATATTGATCATAAAGCGGAATCATGTAGTAAGCTCCTATATAAGCATTACAATACTAGAGAGTTGCTAGGTAATCTTACTGTTGAACAAAAACATCTTGTCGCTCTAGTTAATGATTATGATTGTTATGAATTAAAATTTCCGGAAAGTAATAAGTTAAACTTTTTGTTTTGGTATAAGAATGGTAACAAATTACAAAATTTTGTTAATGATTTTGAGCATGGTTTTCATGGCTTTAATAATGAACAAAATAAAATAATTAGTTATCATTTTTATAAATTTAAAAAAATAATAGAAAAACTGCAATTATTTACATGTGATTTACCTGTGAACAAAAAGAAATATACTTTTGTAAGCGCGTTTGTAGATCAATATGTAAACGATATAGGTCAGCATATAATCGATAATTCAGGTTGTGATGTTTGTATGTTAATAAACTTAAACAATAAGCGAGTTTATTTTCGTAAAAATAGAAACATAGACTTAGACTTGGGTAAGTTTGCTAAAAAAGTATGCGACGGAGGTGGTCACGAGTACGCAGCTGGCGGGGTGTTAAACGATGTCATACTGACATTAAGTAAAGAATTTGTACCAGTAGATGGATAATCCGTATACATTATTAGAGCAAAAAGATTTAACTCACAAGTTTTTAAGTTTGTGTAGTTTTATTTCTATTTGCGAAAATAAAAAAATAAATTTAGCGAATGTTTTTTTATTAATTCTTAAAGAAAAAAAATATAGAAATCTATTTAAAGATATATTATTATTAGAAAGTAATTTTGACTTAGTTAAGTTATTTTTACAGCATGAGCCGTATCTGTATAAAAGCAAATACATAACAAAATATCTTAAAAAGCATTCTATATCTTTATGACCGAGTTATCAGTATATGAACAAAACATTTATAATACTTTCTTAAAGGTTTCTCGCGACGGTAAAGGCTTCCGATATCGCAAAAATTTCGACAATCTCTCAGACGAGAAATTTACCTACATAAAGAAAATAAGTCATATTCTGAGCAATAAAAAGATTGACCCTCATATGTATTTTACTGCTCCTTATAAAATGTATTCAGAGGAATACATTAATTTAAAATTCTTTACAACCTTTAACGCAATTAGCTCATATAAAAAATATATAGAGTCTATACAGCTTACCGAACCAGATCATAACTATAATATAACTCAATTAAGAAATAGCTTTAAACACATATTTCAAGTTTGTTTTGATCGTAAACTTAAAGATTGTAATGATTATCTCAAGATAGAAAAAGGTCTCTACCCTCAATATATACTCGACTTGAAAGACGGTCGTATTTGTTATTACTCCTTGCTTAGCTTAGGTTTATCTGAAAAAAGTATAAATCTAGAAAAAAATACAGTTGAATTTGTTTGTAAAAACTTCTATAATCTTTTGAGCAGTTTGAGATCGAGACTCGTTTTTTCGAAGAAAATCAAACCGTTGAGTATAAAATTAATAAAAACTATAAACAAAATATTAAGAAAATGACAAATAGCATGTTTGCATCAATAAAGGACTCGTTAGCTAAGCCAGCGCAGTCAAGCAGTACAACTAGCAATATTATGCGGTTGAAAACCGGTAACACATATACAGTTAGGTTGTTACCTTATACACCAGAACCTAGTAAAACGTTCTTTCATTATTTCTCTCATGGTTGGGTAAGTGAAGCTACTGGTCAGTTCCAAAGCTCTATTAGCCCTCAAACTTGGGGTGAACGCGATCCGATCGCAGAAGCGCGTTTTAGGATCATGAGAACAGGTACTGAAGAAGAGAAGGAAAAAGCTAAAGTATTAACTCGTCGAGAGCAATGGTTGATAAATGTTTATGTAGTTAAAGATCCAGAAAATCCTGAAAATGAAGGTAAGGTTAAGATTCTTCGCTTTGGTAAGCAGCTACATAAAATTATTATGGAAGCTATTGAAGGAGATGACGCGGATGAGTTTGGGGAGAAAATATTCTCATACCCTACTGGTTGTAATCTTCGTATTAAAGTTGAAGAGCAGGGAGGTTATCCGAGTTATGTTACTTCACGATTTGCCAGTCCATCTGATATACCTGGTGTTACTGGTGATGCGGTAACCGCGGTGTACGATCAGGCTTTTGAGCTTGATAAAGTATACCCTGTTAAGTCTTACGATGAACTTGTAACGATGCTTAATGAGCATTACTATGGTAAAGATGATACAGCAGCACCAGAACCTGTTGGTACGACCACGGCAGCAGTAGATGATGATGACGATGATGATCTGGATTTTGGTGATGTAGGTACTTCATCTAAAGACGAGAGTGTAGATTCCGATAAAGTGAAGGAACTACTTGATACATTGGACTAAAAAAATAATTAAAAATATATTGGGGAGGGTAACCTCCCCTTTACTTAATATTGTGACTCCAGAACAAAAACAACAACTAGACCAAGTACGCGAAAAACAATTACTTCACGCTTTAAATGCTCAAGCTTATAGCCTTAATAAAGGTATTGTACAAAAAACTGCTACTATGGGAGAGGTACATTTAAATAAAGAAATTTATAATAACAACCAACCAGCGCCAGCACCTCCACCACCACCAGCGCCAATCCCGGAACCATTGCCAGCTACTGACCACATAGCTCCGCAACCCGTGCAACAAATCGAACAACAAGATTTATCTCCGTTGATTGACAGAGTTACTAATCTAGAAAAACAAGTGACTAAGTTTGTAAATCTAATTGAACGTAATGTTGCAAAAAACGCAAAAGAGATTACTATAAGAATCAAATTAAACGAAAATAATGATTCTACCGATTCAAAATAGAGATAACTTCATTAAGAGTTTCCTTAATCCTATATCGAGATTAGCTACTAATTGTACTCTTACAGTACAAGATGAGAAATTAGAAGAAATATCTACTGTAGTACATAATAATTCAAATATTTTTCTCAAAGCGAGCTATCAAATAAAAAACAGCTCTTCGGAAGGATGCTTATTATGTTTACCAGATACTGTAAAATTAATTAAGATTTTATCTTGTCTGAATGAAGATGACTTTAATTTAACATATGAAAATAACTGTATTACTTACAACAGTGGTAAGGGTAGTAAATTTAGGTATCATTTATTTGACGACAGCTTGTCATTAAAAAGTCCGTTTGATTTTGATAGAATCAAAAAAATTGAAAATTGGTCTGAATTTACTCTCACGAGAGAAAGTAATAATACTATTCTTAAAGCTTTACCGTTTGTTACTGAAAATAGTAAAATTTACCTCTCTAGTCAAAACAAAGAAGTACACGCAGAACTAACTGATAAAAAACTACAAAACGTTGATAGCTACACTACTACGATTGGAACTAACTTTACAGGGGAATCAATCCCTGGAGAGTTAATCTTAGATGCAGAGCTGTTTAGACTTATATCTACATTGAACTTTGATGAATGTAAAGTATATATAAATAATGAGTTCAAGATGCTCAAGCTAAACATTATAATTGATGGTTGTGACTTAACGTTTGTAAGTACAAGTTTTAAAAGTTAATGAAAAAGAACAAAGTAACAACTTGCGGTTATTTTATTAAACGATTAAGAGATAACGGTTATATAGTAAATAGAATTTTTAGCGAGTATAGTACTTTAGATCCTCGTAGATGGACAGTAATGCTAGAACCGAAAGAGGCAGCATTGTATATTACATGTTACATGAATAAAGATTGGTACGGAGATCTTATGTTCGAATTCAATAACGGTAATCAATTTAAAAATCTACAGCTTAAAACAGATAGTATGGAAGTTATTATAACAAAACTTTTAGAACGAAACATAAGGCCAATTAAGTGAATAAAAAAACCCAAAAAGACTTTGATAGTTTATTAAAATCTAGTATTAGTGCTGCAGAATCTACTGAGAACAACGAGCAAGATTTATCGGTAATGAATGATTACCTTTCTGAATTTCTTAAGAGCTTTGTTTTACTCGGTTATGACACTAGAGGAGAAAGTGTAGTAATTATCGCAGGTAAGACCCCGCAAGATTACGACGCAATTGAAACCTTACTACGACGTGTAGGAAAAATAGATTTTTTTGACACAACACAAGAACAAAAAAACAATCCAGATAGCAATGAGTAAATTAGTTGTAATTGGTAATGGCTATATCGGACAGAAAATTAAAAAGCAATTATCTTCCCGAGTAGATGAGATAGCAGTAGTAAGTGGTTTGAGTTACGAGAATCCAGAAAAGCTGGCACTAGAATTTAACTCTATAGTTGGTAATGAAATTCGATACGCGAACAGCCCTGGTTTCAAAGATCCAGCGGATCGACCGTGGGTTGTTAATTGTGTAGGTTACACTGGTAATCCTAACGTAGACGCGTGCGAGGACGAAAAAGAAAAATGCTGGAAACTTAATGTTACATTTCCTATCTTACTAGCGAATTATTGTTTACAAAATAATATTAAACTCATTACAGTTAGTACAGGTTGTGTATATGACGGTCCGAAAAACTACAATGAAGATGATTGGCCAGACTTTGGATTAGATAGTAAGGATAGTAGTTGGTATAGTCGTGCTAAACATGCAGCAGAACTTAGTCTAAATGCTTTTCCTAATGTGTATACCCTTAGAATACGTATGCCCATATGTAACGACTTTAACGCAAGAAAAAACTACCTGACAAAGGTTCTCAAGTACAATAACTTATTGGAAGAAACTAACTCTAAAACTGTTATTGAAGACCTGATTAATGTTATACATCGGATTACTAATCTAGAAGAGCTACCAGCAGGAGCCTATAATTGTGTAAATCCAAACCCACTTAGTACAAAAGAAGTAACAGAGATTTTAGACAAGGTAGGTATGTGGAATCCGCATTGGAAATTTATAGACTATAAAGAACTTAAAAACCATATTAAGGTAAATAGATCTAATTGTAAGCTTTCTACAGAAAAGAGTAAGCTATACAATATTGAAATGCCTTCTGAAAGAGAGTCTTTAGAGAGAATTTTATTTAATGAAGAATAAGCATATTTTAGTTACCGGTGGTTTAGGTTTTATCGGTAGTCACTTTGTAGAACTATTACACAAAGAATGTGATAACTGCAAAATAACAATTGTTGATAGTTATAATTATAGTGTATCTGAGAGAACAGAGAACTTATTATGGGATCTCTTCTTAGATAAAAAGAATAAACTAGAAATTGAATTTAAACCTATACACGAATTTAATAAAGTCGCTGTATATGATTATGTTATTAATTTTGCAGCTGAATCTCACGTTGATAATAGTATTGAAAACGGTGATCCATTTATTGAATCAAATATAGTTGGGGCTTATCATTTACTTAATCAACTCAGAGAAGGTCAACGATTTATTCAAATAGGTACAGATGAAGTATATGGTAGCTTGGAGCTTGAGAGTTCACCAAGTGAAGATTTTGATAGACTAGAACCATCATCCATCTATTCAGCTACAAAAGCCGCGGCAGATTTAATTACCCTTTCTTATTACCATACATATAAAAGAGATGTTATTGTAACACGATGTACTAATAATTTCGGTCCAAGACAATATCCAGAAAAACTAATACCGGTAGTAGTTAAAAAGGCTCTAGCAGATGAAAAAATACCAGTTTACGGTACTGGTAAAAATATACGACAATGGATTTATGTTAAAGATCATTGTGAGAAGATATTTAACGTCTTAAAGTTTGGAGAGAGTGGTCAAGTTTATAATTTAGCTCCTAATTATAATAATAATGACTACGGTGAAATTAATAATATTAGTCTAGTGAAAGATATTTTAGATATACTTCACAAACCAGAGAGTTTAATTAATTTTGTTGAAGATAGGAAAGGTCATGATTTAAAATATTGTCTACGAGACTCTAATTACAGACGTATAATGGCTGCAAATCATCAACAATTAGTTCTGCCTGGAACGGAGAAAACATTTGCCGATGATTTGAGATACACTATAATGTGGTATCAAGAATATGAAAACTGGTGGGAAAGATAACATAATAATCGACGGCAATAATTTGCTATACCGTATCTTCTGGACTAGTAACTTTAAAATAAATGAATCTGATTCTCCGGGTCAGATTTTTTTATTCTTAAGAGCTTTAAAATCCTATGTAGATAAGTTTCAAGCAAAAAACGTTTATTGTACTTGGGATAAAAAGCTTGATTGGCCATCAACTAATTTCCGTAAAGAAGCTGCAGGAGTAGAATATAAAGCTGGTCGAGATGACGATAAGTTTAAAGATGTATTTGAGTTTTTAGATAAAATTATTGAGACAATCTCCTTATTAGGAGTCAAAAATATTTACCCTAAACGAATGGAAGCTGACGATTTAATGGCTTGGCTTGCTAGAAATCTAGAAGGTAAGAATGTAATTGTTACTACAGATAAAGACCTACTACAACTTATTAATCGAAAGATTACAGTCTATAATCCTATCAAGAAGAAAGAAGTAACGCTAGATAACTTCGAAGAGTATACTGGAGTTAGAAGAGAATACTATATGTCTTATAGAGTTGTTACTGGGGATAAGTCTGATAATATTCAAGGTTTTCCTAGGTTTGGTATAAAAAGATTTCTAAAATTAGAGCATAAGATTGTAACTATGAATGGTGAGGATCGAATCGCTCTAATACATGGTGATTCAATAACAGAAGAGCAGTTTGATATCTATAAGCGCAATTGGGGACTAATGAATTTAGAGGTAGGTTATAACTACTATGATGATGAAGTACCTGCTTATAAACAACAGCTCGAGGATTTAAATTTACATAAAAGTAACTTTATAAAGTTTTTAGATAAAGCTAAAGAGTACGATCTCTGGTCTGTTATTAGAAATAGTACTTCTTGGAGAGAGTCGTTTAATACTAACGAAAACGTATTAAATACTATTAATAAGGCTATACAACATGCACACACCTAATCAACCTAGAAATATTATCGGGCCATCTGGCGCTACTGTTCGACCTCAAATCAAACAAATTAAAGTAGGGGATGAGATACGCACAGAGGCACATTATACTGATCCAAACACAGGTCAATTTATAACTAAAATTCCTGTCTCTGTTCGTAAGATAGATGATAAATGAAATAATCCCTGAAGGTTATGTAGCTGAAAAATTCTACCAATACGCAGGATACCCCAAATATAAAAAATACAATAATGTATATGAAGGTGGTTGCCCTACTTGTCGAGAAGGTAAATCATGGGGTAAAAAAAGGCGATTATATTATGTAGTAAAAGATAATTATATATTTTGTCACAACTGCGGTTGGTCTGGATCTCCAGTAAAGTGGGTACAAGAAGTTACTGGGAAAAATTATTTAGAAATTGTTGAGGAATGTAAATCCTTTAGTTCGTTTATTGCCCCTGCTGAGAAGAAAGAAATAAAAGAAGAAGAAAAACAACCACCTTCTCTTCCCGGAGATTGTATTAATTTGTATGATAAATCTCAATATACTTATTACATGCATGAACCGATGGTAAAACGAGCTGTAGAAATATGTAACAAACGTAAATTATTTACCGCAAGTAATAAGCCAAAATCTTTATGGTTTTGTAGAAATGATTACGTACATAAAAATAGAATAATTATACCATTCTATGAAAATAATAATATTACATTCTATCAATCCAGAAAATTAGAAGGTAACAAAAAAGACACAAAACCAAAATACCTTTCTAAAATTGGAGCAGATAAAACTATATTCAACATTAATACTGTTGAGGACAATTTAGGTTATATTTTTATATTTGAAGGACCAATTGATAGTTTTTTTGTAAAGAACGGAGTCGCTGTTGGTGGTATCAGTAAAGGCCGGTCATGCTTTACTAAACGACAAGAACAACAAATACAACAGAAACCTTTTCATAAAAGAGTATGGGTATTAGATAATCAGTATCTAGATCAAACAGCAAAAGAAAAGACTTTATCTCTTCTCAGTATGGGGGAACAATGTTTTATATGGCCTGAGGGTTTAAAATTGTTTAAAGATTTTAACGAAATATGCCAAAAAACAAACCGTGACGAAATCTCATCACGGTTTATTGCTAGTAATAGTTATAACGAACTTAAGGGAAAGCTGTTATTGAGTAGAATGTAATTACCAAAATCTACGATCAGCTCCACCTCTACGACCATTACGTGGATGAGCATTAACTCCAGGCGTTCCTGTACCACTTTCGTTCTTCGTAGATTTTTTCGCTGCTTTTGCTTCAGCTGCATCAGCAGCTTTACGGGCTGCTTTCGCTTCAGCTTCTTCTTTTTCAGCAATTACTTCTAACTCGTCTTTAGTTTTATCGTCAAATAGTCCCATGATATTATTTATGCTTTTCTAAGTAAAGGTTCTTAAAGATTTGATTAAGACTTGCTAATCTTTCACAAACATCTAATATTTCAGATTTAGTCGCGTCGGAGATACCATCAAATATTGTTCCAATTTTGTTATCAGTTCTTAATACCCCTAGCACACTATCAGTACCGCCATTAAGATAATCAATAATTTCATCTAAATTACCTACCCAATCCTGCAACATTTCTAACTCTCTTGAAGTGTTTGGTTGATTATCTTGTACGTCTTCTAAGTCTCCAGCAGTGGCTGGATCGTCTAAAGTATTTGCGAGTGCTGCTTGGTCATCACCAGGTTCCGCACTAATTGCTGGAATTTCATCTTCCTTAAGTAAAGATAAAAATTTATTTTCAAACTTTCCCATGTAAGTATTTATTAAATACTTATGATGAAAGGCATACTTTTTGAAGATTTATACATGTACACGAACAAGTACTGGAAAGACGTAAAGTCTCGACATGTTCGACCAACTACAAAGACCTTAGCTGACATCGCCAAAGCCAGCCCAGAAACATATAACAAAGTAAAGGCTGACCTCGTTCCGTTTCCTGGAGATCATGCCGTAGAACAATTAGGTAGTGCCTTTAAAAGTATTTCTGACGCGCAGTATTTGCTAAACCAACTATTTGAAAACCCGACTGTAAAGAGTCAGGATAAAACTCAAAAATCCGTAAATTTAAAGTTGCAAAAAATTCAGGATCTTATAAAATCGATAACGAACGATTTAGATCATGATGGCTCAGATAATTCGTAGTTTATTAATATTAACTTTAACTTCAAGTTGTGTAGGAGGAATTTATTATTTCTTCACAGCTAGTTTTGAAAATTTTCTCAAGGCATTTGTCCTAGCGGCATGCGTACAAATATTATTCTTTTTACTTTATAATAATGTATTAAGATATATAGCTCGCCTTAATCTCGAAAAAGAAACTCTCCTCCTAGCACAACTCGCTGAGAGAAATAAAATACTTGTTGAGTGTCAAGGATGTAAAACTACAAATAGTATTGATATTGATTTGACTGCAGAAAATAATTTCGAGTGCGTTAATTGTGGCGCTAATAATAAAATTAATATAGACTTCTCAACTGTATTACCAACAAAACCTATTTATGACAAATAATAAAACTGATTACTCAAAACTAGCACGATGGTTGTGCTTATACGAAGCCGTAAATATTATTTCGGAAAAAGCCGATAAGATGGGCTCTAAAGATGCGAAGGATTGTTTAAAACCAATCCCTATTAGCAAATATATAAATGAAAGATTTCCTTCTTTACTTAAAGACCTAGAGCATGAAATTGCTGCTAGTAATAATCCCCATACACGTCATCATTAGAACCGTAATTGAAATAACTTGATTGATCGGTATCTAAGTCATTAATATAACCAGTTTCAATCGCTGTTAGTGATCCAACCCCTGAGGTATCTGTTACTTGTGTAGAACCAGCCTCTGGGGTTAAACCAGGTAGGAATGCATGGTCGTTTCTGCGCGCTCTCAATCTAAAGACGTAATGGCCTTGAAGCTGATTTATTTCATTTATAGATTGATCTAGTCTTTCAGTTATTTCAAATATTTTCCCATTCCGCCCACGTGGGCGGTCGTCTCCATATTCTATTAACTGAAACACGTCTCCTGCGTTTGGTTCGGTATTGTCTGCGTCGGCATAGTATGTAGATAAAGATTGTTTATATGTTTCTATATCTATTATGGCGGTTAATTCATCATCAGATACTAACCCATATTGGGAATAAGTTAACGAACCATCAGTTAAGTCCATTAGCATTACAAAAGAAGCTTTAGGGTGATAACCTTGATGGGTATTTTCTCCGTATACTTTATCTGTAGCGCTCAAAGCAAAATTACGAACATAATAGTCTATTTTAGTGCCGTACAGACGTATTTGTTCTTTCCACCAGCGTTTGTAAGTCTGAGCCCTTTCGCTTACGGTATTTGATTTTAAATTAAAACGAATAGTCTGTTCAGCATCGCTAAAATACTTTACAGCCTCTATATTTTCTGTTAAAAAGGCACCCATTATTTTTTAATATAGTAGTTATTATCGTTAATAAAAATGGTAATACCAGTATTACCTAAATTGCGTGTTATACGCTGTTCTAAGTCAGTTATATTATATAAAGACTTAATAGTCTCTACTTCTGATCCAGTTAATAAAAAAGATCCAGAATCCATACTTTTGAGACGAGCTAACTTATCTGGATAGTTAGGATCTGTTTTATACATTTGTGGCAGAAGGTTTTGTTTTTTTCTGCCCATGCCTGTACTTCCTTTAAACTTTCTACTAGCTAATAGATTTTGAGGCCGTTTAAGCGCTTCTAGGAATAACTTCTTAAACATTTTAATTATTTAATAAAAAAAGCCCTCTGCTTCCACAGAGGGCTCTTTCAAAGGTTGTTTTAATTATTGTCTTATACAGCAAGTTTGGCTTTACCTACGCCTTTTGCTTTAGTGTGACCGACCTTCTTACCTTCGCCAGTATCTTTACCACCGTCGATTTCGTCAGTTACTGGTTGGGAACCATCGCCTGATGATTTACCACCTAAACTGTCGCCAGCTGGTTCAGTCGTTTTACCACCACCGTCTGATGGATCGTGACCCACTTTAGAACCGTCTTTAGTGTGTTTGGTATCTTCTTCAGTTACCCCTGCGTCTTCGTGATAACCAGCTTCGAGCGGATCTGGCTCATCACCTGGATCTTCTTCTCCACCTTCTTCGTCACCGCCGCCGACTTGATCGAGAATCTCTTTGAGACAATCAACGTGAGCTTGTGACAGTGTTACTGTTACATCCCCACCTTCGTCATCTCCGAGCTCGAGCCCATCAGTTTCGTCATCGTTCGGAAGACCAAGTTCAAAATCTTCGTCTTCACTCATTACGCTCTCGTAGAGCTCGTCAAATGTTGATTTATTTTCAGACATAATATTACCTTTGTTAGAATTATTTATGCTCTCTTTCGCAGTTTTTTTGGATTTTTTCTCTTCTTTTTCAGATCCATCAACTGGTTCTTGTAATTCGTCATGTACTTGTTCACAACCACCCTCTTCAATATCATCAGACTTTACTTCATCTTTAGGTCGCTGATCAGTAGCCTTCTCATTACAATGGGCTGCGTTAATAGGTTTTTTCTTCTTATCTTTTAAAGCCTTCTTCATTGGTTCTTTTTTATCACCATCTCCATCAGCATCTAGATAGTCAGGCTTTTCATGTTTACCTTCTTCTACTTCTTCATCTTTCTTAAAACGTTTAGATAATTCTTGACCTACTTTCTTAGCTGCCACGGGCGCTAGCGCGCGGATAGCTAGTGCAGGCAAGCCTTCACTTACTTTAGTTCTGTAAGCTTCATTTAATGTGTCGAAATCTTTTCCGGTCATGTAAATATTTATTGATGCCGCGCCAAAAAAAAGAGGATAAGTTCTATTTAGGTAATAAAGATTTACCTAATGCTAATATGGAGTTTGAATGGACTCCGGAAATGGTAAAGAATCTTAAGAAAGCAAAACAAAATATTCTTTATTTTGCAGAGAATTACTTTTATATAGTTAATCTAGATAGAGGTAAAATTAAAATAGAACTTTATGCATGTCAAAAGAGAGTTTTACGTAGTTTGAGAGACAATAGATTTGTGGCTTGTTTAGCTTCTAGACAGACTGGAAAAACTACAATGATGACAATTTACGCACTTTGGATCGCATGCTTCCAAGACGACCAGCGTATATTAATAGTAGCTAACAAAGAACAAACCGCTATTAATATATTCTCTCGTGTTCGTACCGCGTATGAAAAATTACCTAACTATCTCAAACCTGGGGTTTTAGAGTACGGTAAAACATCAATGAAATTAGCTAACGGTAGTAGTATAGGTATTAGTACTACAAGTTCAGATGCTGGTCGTGGTGATTCTTGTAACGTATTAATTCTAGACGAGCTAGCGTTCATTCCTAACAACTTAGTTGATAGTTTCTGGAAATCTGTTTATCCGATTATTTCAAGTTCTAAAAAATCTAAAATTTTTGTCGCTTCAACCCCTAATGGTAGTAATAACTTATTTTATAACCTGTATACAGATGCAGATAATGGTAAGAGTAACTGGAGAGCTGAAAAGATTTTATGGGATGAAATACCAGGAAGAGACGAAGCATGGAAGAAGGATACTATACAATCGATAGGTAGTGAGGAAGCCTTTGCGCAAGAGTTTGAATGTAAGTTTCTTGATACGGGCGACTCTTTTATTGATGAGGTATTCTATACTAAGCTCGCCAGTGAGACAAGAGACCCTAAGCATTTGTTTGATGATGGTTGTTATAGTATATGGGATGAACCAAATAACGAACATTTATATACTATAGGGGTAGATGTTGCTGAAGGAGTCCAACAAAATTTTAGCGCGATTCAAGTCCTAGATATTACGGATTTACAGAACATAACTCAAGTTGCAGAATATGCTAGTAATCAAATTAACCCTTTTGAGTTTACTACTAAAGTAAGAGATATATGTTATCACTGGGGAACGCCTCCTGTATTAATAGAACGAAATAACTGTGGAGGCCAGGTAGTAGATAACTTATTTCATCAATACAATTATAGAAATATTGTTAATTATTCTCCTAAGGTAGGTCAAGTAAAATATGATAGATTAGGAGTATATGCTCATACTAATACAAAATATAAAGGTATTACTAATATGAGGTACTGGGTTAATGAACTTAAATGTGTTAGTTTTAGATCAGAAAAAACAATAGAAGAGTTAAAAAACTTTGTTAGATACCCTAATGGTTCGTGGGCTGCCCAACCGGGTTATGAGTTTGATGATCGAGTAATGGCTCTAACATGGGCATTATTAATATTAGATAACACTTTAGTTCAGCGTTATTATAATGTGTTAGAGATCGATGGTAATCAGCGGCCTGCTAAGCTTGAATTAGGGGCTTATGTTGATCAAAAATTCAGTAATTTTTTACAAGATTATAATTTACAAGATATAGATAATAATTGGAACCCTCACCCAGTTCATTTTGAAGACATAAATATTTTTGGTAATGATGGTCCTAGTGATATGGATCTATTAGAAGCTGAAGGTTACACGCGCGTATGAATCAAGCACCACTTAATAAAAATAGACAAGATAAATTCATCTTAGTATTGAATTTACCAGAAGGTATAAAAAATATTACTGATAATCAGACTCGTAATAATAATAGAGTCATGCCCAACAATTTTGAAATCAGTATCGCTGGTGCAGTCACTCCTGCAATAAGTGTCCCAGAGCAAACCGTACCATATGGTTCACAGAGTATTAAAATAAGCTCGCATGCTAGACCTGCTTACTCCTCTTTAAACATTACATTTAAGATAGATAGCGAATACAATAACTATTGGGCTATATATAAATGGTTAGATGTTCTTAATGATGTTAAAAAAGGGACAGTAAACGAAGATGAAATTATAAAATTTCACCAACCCGGTAAAGTTATGCCAATATATTCTTCCAACTTAACAGTATTTGGTTTGGATGAATATGAGAATAGAAAAATACAATGGGATTACATTGGCGCTTTTCCTACAGGTTTATCAGAGATTCAATGGAACTATAATAATGCAGAGGAAATTGGAGCATCTGCAAGTTTCGAATTTACTCGTATAGAGGCAAAGTTGATCTAATCAAGACAATAACTCATTACCATATTCGTCTTATAACTACAACTAGGCATATCATCTTTAATTTTTATAAATTCCTCGTGAGTTATAAAACCTTGTTTGTACGCTTCTCCTTCTATACAACCAATCATAGTTTGTGTTCTGTCTTGAATAGATTTAACATACATAGAAGCCGCAAATAAATCGTCAGGATTACCAGTATCAAACCAAGCGTAGTTACTATCTAACTCCCTATAACACAACGAGTTAGTGTTTAAATAGCTTTTATTCAAATCAGTAATTTCTAGTTCACCTCGGGAAGATGGAGTTAAATCTCTAGCTCGAGTTCCTGCAGTATTATCATAAAAATATATACCGGTCGCAGCAATATTACTTTTCGGATCTTCTGGTTTTTCTTCGATGGATTTTACAACTTTTCGATTATGAGGCTGTGCAATACCGGTCTCTATTACTCCGTAGTCTCTAGGATTAGAAACCCTATAACCTACTACATGCGCACCACAACCTACTGCATCTTCTGTAAATGGTTCTATACCTGTGAAAATATTATCCCCTAAAATTAAACATACATCATCTAGCCCTTGCCATTCTTCGGCTATAATAAGGGCCTCTG